GGTATCAAAGGGGCCGAAGCCCCAAGTTTTAAAGCACCATGCTCCACTCGCTTATGCGCTCGTTCAACTCTTTAAGCTCAAGCTCAAGGTTGTCAATCTTTGCTTGATGGAAGCGGATACCTGCGAAGAGTCTAGTCGCCTCGCTGCGCGCTGCTTTTAGTAAGTTGTACATCGCAGGGTTCGTGCCGCGCATTAAAGCCATCTGTTGAACAGATAATGACAATGCAAAGTCTAGCTTGTTACCTACATCAATCTCTAGTTGTATCATGGCGTTACCTTTCTAAAAAGTGGGGGCTTTCGCCCCCGTTTGTTAACGTGCTGCTTTTATGTTATTGAGTTGCTCATGGCGCTTCGCACGTTCCTCAAGTATGTTTAGTTCTTCTTGCAGCGTTGCATGGCAGAAGTTCAGAGTCATGCACATAATCGACCAGTCTTCTGCCGACTTAGCGCGTTCCATTAAGTCATCAATTGTTTTAGGAGTTACAAATAAATCTGTTTTAGGAATTGGATTGATCATCTTGATCACCTTTCATATTAAACGGGGGCTGAGCGGCAGCCCCCTAACCGTGTTACTCAAAACCTACTAAATAATCTGGCAGTCGCCTAGCCGGAAAGCTACTGTAGTCAGGACCATCACTTGAATACCGCAGAATGAAATGCGTTTCAGGTAATTCATACTGACATGACTTCCACAAGTCAGCCGGTATTGTGCGCTCTTCATATTCATCATCGCTTTTATAAAAAGCTTGCTTAACAAATACATTACCTAAAAACTTGCATACGATGCAATCGTGTTCGTGTATCGGTTTCATAACATTACCTTCCATATTTAACGGGGGCTGAGCGGCAGCCCCCTAACCGTATTACCAGCGTGCAGTCATCAGCTTGCCACGCTTACCTATCATTACCTTAGCTTCATACGGGTACAACCTAGACCATTCAAGCGCATCATCTTCACACTTAAAGAACTTGACTTGCTTTACTGTGCGCCATTCAATGCAGACCATGTAGCAAGTTAACCATAACCAAAGAGTGCGTATACGTTCTAACATAGTGATTACCTTTCTTATTTAGCTCTGCACTATTGCATCGCATGATTATGTTATAGCTGATGGCGGGGCATATGTAAAGTTTTCACCCTCACCACCCCACACCCCCACCCCCCTAAATCCACGACCGGAGTCCCGCGCCCCTCTACACCAAAACTTGCACAAACGACCTCACTTTTTTTCAAAACCCATACCCCCACCAAAAAATATTTTGCAAAAATTTACCAAAACTCAGTTGTCAAATTAACAAGTCTTTACAAATTAAAAATTCGTGTTATATTGCGCTAATTGTTCACCAAGCCACAGAACGCTTACATGAACGTTATTGTCCCAAACATCGAAGAAGATATTCCTCTGCCAGTCTCCGCTATGGATGCACTGCCTGATATGTCGCCCCAACAAGAAATAGAAATGCGGGCTAAGACTATTAAACTAATCTCTGATTTAAACGGTGTGGCTATAGAGCCAACTGAAGAACATATCAATCAGGCAAGAGACCTTGCCAAACAAATGATTACTAATCCAACAATGCGACCTGAGTTTGCTAAGTACCCTAATGAGGTGATGGCATACCTTGCAGGAATGGTGGCGCAAAGCAACTGCATGATCGTAGAAGAGTTATCAGATTTAAAACTTTACGTCGTAAACAAACTTATTTCTGAAGTCGAGAACGCTAAAGACGCAAAGGCAAGAATTACAGCACTAAGTAAGTTGGGAGAGGTAGACGGAGTCGATGCATTTAAGAAGCGCAGCGAAGTAACGCACAAAGTGCAGACCATTGAAGAAGTTGAGACAGAACTCTTTACTATATTAAATACACTAGAAGATCAGATCACCGATGTAGAAGTCAGGGAGGTCTCTAGTGGGATTAGCGAATCTTAAACTTCGTGCAGAAGACCTAAATAAGATACGCGCTGCGCTTCCAACTATGGAAGATAAGCAGAAAAGGCGTGCTGTTGAGCTATTAAAACAGTATAAACAAGAGACAACACGCGAAATAAGCAAAGAATCGTTCTTAGATTTCGTAAAACACGTATATCCGGGCTACAAAGTAGGTCCACACCACTATAAATTAGCCCGTATCTTTGAAGAAATAGCCGCTGGCAAGAAGAAAAGGGTGATAGTTAACATAGCGCCGCGTCATGGCAAGTCAGAATTGATAAGTTATCTAGCTCCGGCATGGTTTTTGGGTAAATACCCACAGAAAAAGGTGATTATGGCGTCACACACCGCAGATTTAGCGGTGAATTTCGGTCGCAGAGTGCGAAACTTAGTAGGTTCAGAGCCATATCACGACATTTTTCCACAAATTGAGCTACAAGCTGACTCGAAATCAGCATCTAGGTGGGGGACTAACTTTAATGGAGAATACTTTGCTATTGGCGTGGGCGGCGCCCTTGCTGGTCGCGGCGCTGATTTATTTATTATTGACGATCCTCATTCAGAACAAGACGCTAAAACAGGACGACCCGATGTATTTCTTCCTGCTTGGGAGTGGTTTCAGTCTGGTCCTCTCCAGCGTCTTATGCCGGGTGGTGCAATTATTATTGTAATGACTAGGTGGTCGAAGTTAGACCTGACTGGTCAGATTAATACTCAGATGGAGCGTGCCGAAGGCGTAGATCAGTGGGAAGTTGTTGAGTTTCCTGCGATTGATGAGAATGATCAGCCGTTATGGCCTGAGTTTTGGTCGGCAGAAGAACTACTTGCTAAAAAAGCGGGTATGGATATTCGCTACTGGAACGCCCAGTACATGCAGCAACCAACGTCTGAAGAAGGCGCACTAATTAAAAGAGAGTGGTGGCAGATGTGGGAGCAAGATGACCCACCTCAATGTGAATTTATTATTATGTCTTTGGATGCCGCACAAGAAGCGAACAACCGATCTGACTTTAACGCTCTTACAACGTGGGGTGTTTTCTTCAATGAAGAGACTAATAACTATGCAATAATCTTACTGAACAGCATTAAGAAGCGTATGGAGTACCCTGAATTAAAAGCATTAGTTCTTGAAGAATATGGTCAGTGGGAACCAGATGCGTTTATCGTGGAGAAAAAGTCTTCTGGCTCAGTGTTGTATCAAGAGATGAGAAGAATGGGTATACCCGTGTCGGAGTTCACGCCGGGTAAGGGACAAGACAAGATTTCCCGTGTAAATGCAGTATCAAGTTTGTTTCATGGGGGCATAGTGTTTGCTCCTGAGAGACGTTGGGCAATGGAAGTTATCGAGGAGTGCAACGACTTCCCAGCTGGTATTAACGACGACTTAGTTGACTCGACAACACTAGCACTACTTAGATTCCGACAAGGCGGGTTCATTCGCTTAGATTCGGATGAGAAAGACGATATACAACTGTTTAAATCCAAACGGAAAAAAGCTTACTACTAAGGACAATCATGAGTATTGAAAAAGGTTTATACGCAGCTCCTCAAGGCATTATGGAAGAAGAGGGTGAGCCGTTAGAGATTGAGATCGAGGACCCAGAAGCTGTGCGTATTCGCACGGGTGACCTTGAGATTGACATCGAGAAAGACTACGAGGAAGAAGGCTTTGAAGATAACTTAGCTGAATATATTGATGACAGCGAGCTAGCATTGATAGCATCCGAACTAGTAGAGGCTTATGAGGACGACGTTAGCGCTAGAAAAGATTGGGTACAGACTTATGTAGATGGCCTTGATCTATTAGGTATGAAGCTAGAAGAACGTACAGAACCTTGGGCTGGTGCGTGTGGCGTTACACACCCACTACTAACAGAAGCACTTGTTAAGTTCCAGTCTGAAACAATTATGGAGACGTTCCCAGCAGCGGGTCCAGTTAAGACAAAGATCATAGGTAAAGAAACGCCAGAGAAGAAAGAAGCGTCGATACGTGTTCAAGAAGATATGAACTACCGCTTGACTGAAGGTATGCCTGAGTATCGTCCTGAACAAGAACGTTTATTGTGGGGCTTGGGTCTGTCAGGTAATGCGTTTAAGAAAGTTTATTTTGATCCAGCGTTAAATCGTGAGACAGCTATTTACGTTCCGGCAGAAGATGTAGTTGTTCCGTACGGCGCGTCCTCTCTCCAAACGGCAGAGCGTGT